CCCAATTAGCGAGCACCTTGCGAGCCATCCCCTACGGGGCTCGCCTTTTCGCCCTTGAAGGCGAATGCTTCTAAAGCGTATCATATCAATGCAACTCCAATCGAATAATCGCAGGTCAGACGGCATGGCTTTACTGTTTACATGCACCGCATTTATTAAATTCCATTTTCCATCCACCACATAATTCACATCTTTCGACTTGTTTATCCATAATATCTTCATCCAATCTCGCACCCTTGCGATAGCAGTTTTGGCATTCTGCGATGACGATTCCAACGGGCACATCCCAACCACATTCAATTTCAAAAATGGTAGGTTTTTTGCACGCATTGCATTTCATCACCGCAGCTTCAATCATGGCTTTGAGCCCCAACCATTTCCCTTAAATATAGCTGCTGGAGCATGATAAATCTGTCGCATTACTGCTCCACATGTTTGGCATAATGGATTGTCGTGGACAATTGGTAAAATGTATTCAATGGCAATTTCTTCGCCAGGACATTCATATTCGTATCTAGGCATGGTGTCCGTAATCAATCCGATTAATAACCCCACATCCAACACATTTTAATAATCCCTCAACATGCACCATTCTTGGATCGTTGCAAAGTTCGCAGCATTCAGATAACGGCACAATGTCTGGCACAATTCCATTATCTGTGAATCTCAAGCGTAAGCCATCAGGTTTAATTATTTCCATATCACCCATTTGATTTATCCTTATCTTGATCTGGCACATACCACAAACCATTTGCAGTGATCTTTGCCCAGATTGCATCGCACTGATCGTCCTTGCGCTTTTCAGTGCAGACATAACCCAGATACGGCTTGCCCGCTTTGCTAGTTCCGGTTTTTTTTAATCTTTGACCATGTTGGCAGTAATATTTTTCTTCTACCTTCTCAGCATTCAAAGATTTAGCCACATCATCAACTGACCATGCGACTGGTGCTGGATCTTCTAATTTAGGTGCAGTCCAATCCGTATTTCTTAAAGCATCTGCTACAGCTGCTGATCGAGATCCAGGTGCTCCATATGTAGGTTTGTCATTTGCTTTGACCACCTTTTGCATTTCTTGCATTGATGGTCTTTTGCCTTTTGTGGCATAACCTGCGTTTGCAAGAGCTCTGCCAATCGCAGAAGTTTCGCAGTTCTCAAGAGCAGAAGTTTGATTAACACCCCTCTGTGAGACTGTTTCTTCAGCGATACCAGTCGTCCAACATTTCGCATCAGCCTCAGTTCTATAAATCCTAGCCATAACAATAAAGCGATCTTTCGATGCTTCCAGTAACTCTGTTTCAATGCGCCCATCTGGATTATCCTCCCAAAACGATTTTGCATCTTGCTTGAAGCCAAGTCGCTTTTCGACTGGCTCGTAATCTTCTATATTAAAACCCATAAACTATCTCCTGTTTCCCTTGTCGGTATTCTTGTTGTGCACGAAGATCCCAAGTGATCCCATCAGTCCAAGCCTCCACATAGTGTCGGCATCTGTCGCAGTAGGCTCTCTGTATTCCGCTTTGGCTGGTCGAAACCCATGTAGCAGGATTTTGACCTTTGATGTTATGCGCTCCATATTGCGCTTTGCAGTAATCACACCAAACATTGCGATTAGAATTTCTCGTAATCATCGCTCAGCTGCGCTTCGAGGACATCTTTGTAGAATGCCAAGTACGCAACTGCATCGACAATTGAGTCGTGATGACTGGGCGTTTCAACCAAACGAGCCAACTTAACTGCCGACATTGCCAAGACCACTTGGTGTGCAGTAATTGGAAACTCGAACAATGCGCTCCACAATTCTGCAATTCGTTTGTGGTTGGTATAAGGAGATCCATAAATTCGACCTCTGTCTTGAATAAGTAATCTTGCTTCATCAAAAATGGCATCACGATTAGCGGACATTTTTCTGAATCACTTTCATGCCTTGTTCATAACCAGCACGCCATGCTTCATCTGTTTTCTTATTTATACGATCTTCACGCCAAGCAAGAAAACTGTAAACAACCACGAATGTAATCATGGCAATAGCAGCTGCTTGAATGTCTGTTATGTTTTCCATTTTGCTCCCGATCTCAGCCGTATGGCTGTTGGGATTAGTATGTGCTAAATGAGCGACAATCTGGTAAATGTAATGGGCGTGTTAGATAACAATACTGTTATCAATAACATCGATCTGCTCATCAATTGTGCGAGGTTTGTAATCGGTTTCTCTAGACATAGGATCGACCTAAAGCGTTGAATGATCCATCTTTATTAATTGGGATCATGTGCGGGGTCATGTTCTTACCATCCCAATCGAGGATTACAATTCCCATCTGCCAGTTCGCTATACCTTTAGTATAACTGGCTTGTTTCTTATCCATAAGGTTGCCCGCCTCTATGCCGTAAATCGTCCTGTAATGCCCTCCTAAGCCCTCAGAAAATGAAGATAGACCTAGTTTGTGGGTGTGTCTAATTAAAACGCTCTTACCGACCTTTTTAGCCAAATTAAGGGCAGTTAAGCCAGCATTAGGATTAGTGTTTCCTTCATCTCCATGACCTAGCAACCAGTTCTTTTCAAACTCATAAAAGCCCTTATGAAAAGTTATTCCCATTGTTGAGAAATCCATAAATTTCTCGTATTGCAGCTCTGGAAGGCTGATTAAGCCTGGAACTTTTAGAAGAGTATTGTAAAGGCGATCAGTATGATTACTGCGGACAATATGAGCCTCTCTAGCGTGCTCGGTGAGATCCCAAAGAATTTGCTGAGTTGCTTCACGATCACGATGTAAAGTCTGCTCATAAGCCAGAGGTGTTTTTTCAGCCCATCGACTAATTGTTTGAAAATCAATTTCATCGCCAACGCAAAGAACACTATCGAACTTCTCCCGCCTTGCTAACTTGATTACATTCTTTACAGCTGTTTCATGATGGTATGGAATCTGCAAATCTGAAATGACCAAGTATCGCTTAATCTAAATCCTCTTCATCGTCAGTTGGATCAATCGAAGGAATGATCGCACCATCCCCGACAATCCAGTCGGGTAGGATTCTGTCTTGCATCATCCAAAGTGCGATGCCTTCGCTAAAACCAGCCTTTCGAGCTGCTTTGTAGCATTCATGCAATGAAGCATAAAAAACATCTAATTTGGTTAATGGCTCTGGCGTTTTACGCACAATACGCTTCTTTGCAATCTTCTTGCGCTTTGCAGGTTGCTTCTTGCGTGTATTAGCCATATTAAAATTATCGCTCTAAAAGAATGTTATATATCTCATCGACACGCTCATTTAGGCGTTTAATTTCAGCCATTAAATGAGTGATTACATAACTGGCAAAGCCACCGATTACTCCGATGGTTGCAAAGTAAAGCGTGAAGAATTCCGCCTGGTTCATAGTTTTTCAGTTAAACCAAATTCAGATTCTTTTATGTCCAAAGCCTTAATCAGAGGTGCGATAAGTGCGCCAACTAATACTGCATATTCCGGCTTTACATCACCTACAATGGCAAGGGCAACAGTGATGCCAGATGCTGCAACAGCCCTCAAGTAAGATTTTAATGCTGCCTTATTTTTATTGCTTAGTTTCATATTTTACCTCCGAGTAGTGGGATGTCGAAAAATGATCCATCCTGATCTCCCGCAGGGCTAAAGGAAACATGAATATGATGCTCATGTTTGTTAAAACCTTTGTAGGCTCTATATTTCCAGTTTCCAATAGCAGAACAAATTTTACCATCAAAGATTATGTAATTGATGCGTTTCTTCTTTTCTGACTGAGCATAAAGTCGCAATTGTTCAACTAGATAAACTGGGATTGAACCGATCTGGCTTAGATCCTTATCGACATCAATGGCACGAACCACCGCAGTTTTGCTATCTGGTATGTGATCCGATTTACCAGCTGCTAGATGTCTAGCATCCGCTATCCAACCATCTGAATGTCTGTCCCGATCTGGAAAACAATCATCAATCTGTTCTCTAAGTTGAACCGCTGATTTACTTAGCCAGGGTTTCATTACAACCCTAAAGCAACTTTAAGATCCTCTAAATTTAATCCAACTGAAGCAAGTTTTTGTTCAACTGTTGGCTCTGGGGCAATTGTAGTTCCATTATGAGCTGCAACAACTTCAGCTGCTTTAGCCTCATCTTTAGAAGCAATATCAAGCCACAATGCACCTTCAGCATCAACTGTTGGAATATCTTTCATTTTAATCTTTGCTGACTCTAATTCAGCAATTAACTCATCACCATTAAGATTTTCTGGTTTATTAAATTTAATCATATTATGCTCCTAAATATGCACATGAGAAATTGACTGCATAAATACCTGTTGAAAGATCCAAATTTCCACCCGATCTTTGTGTTGCTTTTGCTTCAAAATACTGACCCGCATTCATATAAATGACCGCACTTGTTGCACAAGATGACCCATAAGGAGTGCCCGCAGTGATAACTGATGAATTACAATATAAATCACCTGTGTCAGTGTAAATCTGTGTTGATCTTGTGCCTGATGAGGCTGCTTCAAAGGCAACAAATAAATTTACAAGATAATAACCACCTTTGCCTGATGGAATTGTTAATCTATTATTATTTGTTGAATTATCATGAAAACCATTTGTATCATATTGTTCTGCATTCCAGTTGATAGTTGTTTGCGTATTATTTGAAAGAGTCTGCGCTGAGTTTCTGTAAACCATACAACCAACGAACCCGCTTCCAGTTGATGGAGTAGTCCATGCTGGAACTCCACCTGATACTGTTAAAACCTGACCAGTTGTGCCAATGCCTAAACGGGTGTTTGTATTCGCTGAAGATGAGCGATATTCAATATCACCAAGAGTTGTTGATGGGTTGAGATTTTTAGTGGTCGTATCAATTGCAGTTCCAAGTGTTCTAATTGCCAGCGCACCATCTTTTACCAGATCTGTGTCGTTTGGTGTAGTCCACCCAAAATTGGTTGTTGTTGCCATATTACGCTATTACTCCTATCGCTGTCTGCCAGGTTATTATACTTGATAAAGTGTTCCAAGCCTCTGAAGCATTGACCTCTGACCAGTTCTGGAATACAGCTGAGAATTCAATTGGGCTCAAATTGATTGTTAAGAATAATTCATTGAAAGATGTGCTCCAGTTCCATCCTTCTACATACCCCTCAAAATAGCTTCCAGTGGCGATTTGAGAAGGTAAATCTGTGATTCTAATGGGCTGACCTATAAAAATGCCCAATAGGGCATCTCGGTCTGCATCGTCTAATTCTGGATTGGTAATTGGAAAAGTAATGCTATCGAAATTTGGCTTGGGAAATGCACGAAGTGAAATATATCGATCGGCAACATTTTGGGCATCTGTTGCACTATGAATAGTTGAGTTAATAGTTTCGGCTTTGTAGCCATAAGTTCCAATTGAAACGCTATTAATAGCGACCTTTTGTTGATTGTAATTTTCCCCATAATTGATGGCAATTGAGTTTCTCACATCACCGATTTGGGTTTTGGTAGCCAAACCTGAACCGATGGCACTATTGGCTGAGATTTCAATAAAACCATTTGTAGCTGCATAATCCTGGCGATGAGCTGCATCTGCATAACCGATGTTTCCAGCATTATCT